CCATTTATATAATGTTTCATAAGGTTTATAAATTTTATATCTGCCATTTACTCTATATCTTATAACAGGTGAACTGTCTTTGTATTGAGCTGCAATAAAATCATTTAACCATACTTGTTTTGCTGGTTTTATATCATATAGGTCTAAAATTTCTTTAGTTACTCCAAACTTATTCCAATACACATAAAATGACATTGGATAAAATTGGTGAACTATAACTTCAATCTTAGTTTCCTTTTTAGCGAAATTAGATGTTTCATGTTGTCTAATTTCATTTTTAATATTTAATCGGTTTGCAATTATTTGAATGGCATTTAGGTTACTACATTTTTCTAAATAAGCTACAAGATTAATACAGTTTCCTGTTTGATTTGTGCTAAAACATTTATATAGTAATTTACCATTATACCATTGAAATCTAAAACTTGGATTTTTATCTTTTGAAAAAGGACTACTATAAAAAGTATTTTCTTCTGGAATAAAGTTTAAAAATCTACTATAAACTTCTGCTTGGTCAACATATTTAAGAATGTCACCAATAAATAATTCATTAGAGTTGTTGAAGTTTATCATATAAAGACTTTTAATTAAAAGGGGTTTAAATATAATTCAAACCCCTTTAAATTCCTAATTATAAAAACGGATCTTCATCAATAGGCATATCACCAAAAGCATTAGCTCCATCTGCATAAACATATGCATCAGGTGAAGTATTAACTTCTACAGCAGAAGCATCTTTCTTAATGTTTCCCATTTTTGCATCATCCCATTTCAATGTTGTATTTGCATAATCAACATCAGAAGGTTCTGCAAAACCACCAAAGAAGTTAGGTAAATATGCACCTTTACCATCTTTAGCAGATAAAAGATAACGTACTTGTTTGTTTTTACCTTTAAGCATTGCTCCAATAGCATTTACTAAATCAGGGAATGATTTGTTTTGAGACTTTAACCATTCTTTGTACTTTTCTTTTTTGTCAGAAGAAGTCATGTTAACAAGAATATGAAATAGTCTGTCTATTCTTTTACCATCTTTATCATCACCTTTTATTTCAGGAGCAAAGAAACTTACAGTACCGTTTGCTTTTTCTGAATCACCACCTGCATGAGTTTTAATTACAGTAACATCAATAAGAGCCATATCAAATTTATGTTGAATGATATTACCTTTATAATCTAAAAGACCTTTAATGTTAGGTCCTGCTGGATTAAAGTACATATCATTAATCAATAAATCATGAATACCTGCTTTAAGGTATGGTTTTACTGAACTTACTTGTTCTTCTGAGTTGTTAAAATTAATTGTTGACATAATTATTATTTATTTAAAGTGATTATTATTAAAGTTCAAATTCAATTTCAGCATCTTGTTTAGTTGATTCAGATGGCATATCTAATTCATCTGCCATAAACGCAGAAGTTTCTTCAGAGAAATCAAATAAATCTTCTGCAGAAGCTAATTCAATAGGTTCAGTAATTACTTCTTCTACTTTTTCAGCTTCAAATGCTGCAATTAAAGGATCTGTAGCTGGAACAATTATTGCTTCTGTTTCAATAATAGGTGTATTTTCAGCTTTAACTTCTTCAATTAAAACTTCTAATGGTGTAGGAAGAAGTTCTTCATCTTCATCTACAATTACAAACTTAGGAAGATGAAATCTTCTAATTTGTAAACCTAACTGTTTCAATACAGCTTTCATTTGCATTACAGGAAGATTGTATTTTTCAGCTAACTGAATTAATTTCATTCCTTCATTAATTTCAGCTCTTAAAACTGAAGGTACTATTTTTACTTGTGACATATTGTTAATTTAATAAGTTAAGTTATACTTTAGCTACTGCAGGTTTTACAGTAGTGTCATTCATTTTGTAATATTCCCTGATTGTAGAATCAACAAGAGATAAGCTATTAGGAATTAAGAAATCAGTAAACATTCCAATTGGAGTTTTACTTGAAGATTTATTTTTCTTAGTTTCAAATCTAAATTCATTATCTCCATCCATACCATTTTCCACACTTGTAAATAATACAATTGGCAGCAATGATTCTGGAAATATTTTCTTTAGTTTTTTACCAATAGTTGCCAATACTTTTTCATCTGTACCATCAGGTTTTGTGATAATTTCAACATGTCCAAATAAATAAGCTACTTGGTCAGGTCTTAATTTAGTATTACACATATCAATAAGTTCTACAATATCTAACATTTTGTTACCCTAAAAGCATTTAACTTTTAGCTCTGCAAGTTTCTTTGCAGTTCAGACTATATCATCAAGATTTCTCTTGTGGGATGCTCGTGTTAGCTTCATCACTGTTCTAGTGGTATGCTATTAGTCGTTGAACCTTTTACTTATCCCTAAGTAACTAGGCTGCTGATTAACCAATCTATTAATTTTTCAAACCATCACACTTGAAATCACTTTCTATGTTGTGGTATTAATAGCTCTAAGGTACTTCCAGCAATTCTTCCCATTTTACATGACCTTAGATAAATAATTTATACTTCATGCTTTCACACACATAAGGTTTTATTATTGATGTGAATAATTCTCTACTTTCAGCTTTAATGTAAATTAAATATTTATCGTAGTTTTTATGTAAACTAGATTTAATATTAAAATTTTCAAGTAAAATTTTCTGTAAATATTTATTTTCATCTTCAGTATAAGCTAGTGAACATAGATAATAAGAAGAAATATTCTTAGACCCATCATCCATAAACCATATTGCTAAACCTAATGCGTTTAATGTTTCTGTGATTTTTGGTATTGTTCTTTTCCCTAAAGGATAAAAAGCATTACGATAACATAATAAATCAGGAGTTTTTAGTGTTTCAACTGTAACATAACCATTATCTTTAATTACTCTATCTTTTATCTTTTTTTCTATTTGAGATAATTTTCTTTCTCGAAAATAAACAATAACGTTTTCTTTTTCTAATAACTCTTTTTTATATAAAGCATAGTCTTTTTGTAAAACACTATGATTTATAACTAAGCGAGTAGATATTCCATCAACCATAGAACCATCTCCTAACAAACTTCCAATTATTATTTGGTGAGTGTTTTCAGTAATAATTAAAGATTTTATTCTTTTTTTATTAGACAATATTAAGGATTGATTTTGTGGTCTGTTTGGAAGTATTTTTACTAAGTACCTGTTTGCAGTACTGTTAGACATTCCAAATTTTTTAGATAATTCTACCCCTGTTATTAAAGGATTTTCAATCACATACTTTATTATTTCTGCAGTCATTATAATTTTTTTATTTGTATTTAAAAATACAAATAATATTTAACATAACCAAGTCATATCTTTCCATTGATCGAATGATAGTTTCTTCCTATCATTAAATTCTTTAAAGGTTAAGTATGAGTTTAAAGTATCTAAAGCTATTGATTTAATCTTTGGGTTTTTAGCACAATGATCTATTGCTGCAAGAATAGTAGCAAAATCATCTGTTGCTATATAATTACCTTTTTCTTTAGTCCACATATTATTAGGAAAAGGAAGTTCTTTCTTATCCAAATTAATAATAAAATGTGTTGCAGGATTCATTCCTTTATAGCCATCTTTAGTGAACTCAAATGTTCCATCAGGATTGATAACTGTTGATGTAGTCTTTCCATCACCTGACCCACCAAATATTCCAACTACTTTTGCCATGTTTTATTGTTGTTAAACTGTTGTTACTTTCTTTTTATTTACTATACTACTATAATGTGCTTGTGTTATTTCATTAGGTAAAGGTAACTCTTTAAATAGACCACACTCTCCTAAATAACACACACCTAAATCTAAATCAGGTACACCATCACGACCTTTCAATACTGAAACTGACCTATGACGATCACGAAGTTTAGTTATATCATATCCATTATATTCAGGTATAGAATATCTATTAGGACTAAATATACTTAAAACAACATTAGAATCTTCTGCTAGACTTCCAGTATCTTTAATATCTGCTAATTGTGGTCTAACTTTAGAGTAATCAGGTTTATTCTTAGATGCTAATTCTCTTTCAACACTTGCAATACCTCTATTAAATTGACTAATCATTACAGGTATCATACCATACTTATTTCTATATGATATTAATTTACTACTTACAGCATCTATTCTTTCTTTTTTTGTTGGAGCATCTGCCTGAGACTTTATTAACCCACAGTGATCTATAATATTTAATACGTACAGATTGTCATCTTTTGGTGTATAATATGTTTCATATCCTTCACCATGTTTATTAGAAACACTTTGCATATATTCTTCAACACGCTTACTAATACCTGTTGGATTCATAGACTCAGCATATATTTCAATTACATCATGCAGCTCATCAAAATAACCTCTTGTATTTAATACTAATTGATAAACTTCTTCACTGATTCTATTCTTACCTTTTGATAATATATAATTTACATCAGTTAGTATACCATAATCTTTATATATCTTTTGACATATACCTTTGGTAATCTTTGATTCAATATCTATTTCAAAAGACCAGTATATAATTTTCAATTTTAAATTAGTATCTCCATTGAAAGACTTAATATAATCAAAAGGTGAATACATAAACATGTAATCTGTTAATGCAGTCTTTCCTGATGCAGTCTCACCTGCAACTGTGTAATAAGTCTTTTTTTGTATATTAGGAATATATTCTGTTAATCTAGGAAATCCATGAAATAATCCTTCATTTAAACCTAATCTACCATTGTCAATTGCAGCAAGAGTTCTATCAAATATTTTCATTATATTACAGCAGTAGCGTTAAATTTGTCTTGAGGTAATTCAAGTGATTCCCAAAGTTCATCTAAAATGAAAGACCTAATTGCAAAATTGATATTACCAAGTTTCTTATGTGCTTCTACTTTTTTAAGTATTTCTTTGTGAAGTTCTAAGTTATGACCTATCTTTTTACAATAAACATCAATCAGTTTATCTTTATCGTAGTAAATATTGCCTATTTTATCTCCTTTTTTCAATGGTATATACTGACCATTAATTTCAGTAGAATTTGGATAGGCTAACCATAATTGTTCACCTGCTAATTTTGTTTCAATAAAATGCTTGTCAATAAATTCTGTAGTCAGAAATAAATCCATCATACAAATATCTTCATTTTTTTTATGGTGTCTTAATGGTTCTTTTTGAAATATATTTTTTTCAACTAGACCTATAATCACACTATGTGTAAAACTAGCGTCTTTACCTTTACAAATTGCAAGTTTATGTAGTGAACTGTAATCTCTTTCAAATACACATTTGATAAGTAATAATTCATCTACTGTTTTTAATCCGTACTGCACCATCAGTTCAGTTACTTTGGCATTATTTATTAGCATATTTTAATTTTTCATTGTTATAATTTTTTAATAGTTCATCAACATTATAATAGTTTTTAATTCCTACTTCTCTATACCTTGCTGAGTTTAACCAAGACTCATCTTTTGTTTTTTGTAACACCACATTTACAATTAAAGCCAATCTTCCTATTTTAAACCTATTAGCTCTACTTAATCTTTGACCATTTGTATGATGTTGGCTTGTTCTGGAATATATAATTGCACATTCCATTCCATCAACATCTAATCCTAAATTCAAAGCATTAGCAGAGTTTATAATTGTAATAGTGTTGTCTTCAAGTTTACGAAGTGTTAATTCCAACCTTTTCTTTTTAGCGATTTTAGTAACTGTATCTTTTTTAGATACTTTAAAATCATATTTCGCTAAAACAGAATTATCAACTAATATTGGCTCTACTGCAGAATGATAACTTTCAGAATTAGGAACTAATGCTGTTAATTTATCTACTCCTTCTGTAGTTAATCCAAAACTAATTGCTTTTAGTCCTGCTTTATTTAATATTTCAGCAGTTGCTAATATCTTACTTGGATACTCTTTAATAAACTTATTTCTTTTTTGTAAGGTCTGCATGTAAATATTAGCTTTTTGACTAACATATGCTGCACATTCTCTATCAGTTAACCATCTACCTTCTTCATTTTTATGAGTAAATCTCCTAGATGTGATAAATTTATGTGCTCCATAATTTGTAGTGCAAGACCTTAATATGTTCCAATCTTGATCAAATAAGCTAAAACATGAATCCATAACTTCAACCCAAGATTGATATAGTAATTCATCTTGTTCTGTCATTGTAACAAATAAATTAGCTTCCCAATATGGACTAACCCACCCCATTTGAATTGCTTCCTTTTGGGTGATAGTATAGGCACAGGGTAGTAATTTATTTATAATTTCAAAATGTTCTTGTGAGTATGTTCCTGACATACCTACAATAACGGGGCTGCTAATTAAACTATAAATTCTGTTAAAAACAACACCTTTTAAATATAAATGACATTCATCAAGTATTGTTATGGTTGTAGTTATAGGTTTGGAATGTATTACAGTCCCATTTATAACAAGAACTGTATAGTTTGTAACATTCCATTCATCTAATACTTTAGTCCATTGATTTCTTAATGGTATTGAAGGAACAATTATTGAAATAGTACAATTAGGATTTTTTTGTTTAGCTCTTAAAATAGTAAGAATTGCAATTCTTGTTTTACCTAAACCTTGTGTTATATTAATATAACATTTACGATGTTTAACTATTGCTTCTACTACTAATGCTTGTACTTCATCTTTTGTCATTTTTGATAGTATTAAACATGTCCTAG